TAATACAGTTGCTTACGTTATTAAATATACCAGATGCATTATCTATAAACTCAGCCATGTACTCTTGTCTGAATACAATATCAGGTAGTGATCTCTTTCTCTCTTCCAGTTCTCTTGGATCAATCATTGGATTATCATAAGAAGTGAAATGAAAGTAAGCATACCTATCATCATAGTTAGGTTGCATACATAATCTATGAAAGTGATTCTTACCTTTTGGAGTAGAGATAAATATTATCTTCTTACCTTTCACCAGGACAGTTGCACTAAGTACCTCATCCCAAAGCTCAGGTCTAGTAAATGCCATTTCATCTACTACCATGTAATCAAATGTATTACCTCTGATATTATCTGGTCTTTCACCTGAAAAGAATTCTATGGTAGATCCGAATCCTGTAATCATTAAGTCTGATCTATTGAATGAAAATAAACCACTTGCTGATGTTGCTCTTTCCATTTCAGAGAATACTTTCTTCCCTTGCTTATATACTGGAGTTACCCAAGCAATTTTACAACCTTTATCATTGATGGCCCAGTATAACAATTGGTTGATTCCAAGCATGGTCTTACCAAACTGTCTACCAATATTTAGAGCATAGTATTTCTCATGGCCATGGTTAATAGCATCATGAATTGTTCTCTGATTATCATGTGGTTTATAACCTTTGACTGTACTCATTCAAAGTCAAACTTCTCTACATTTTTAGTCTCAAGTTGTTGTCTATCATGCATGCCAAGTCTATTCTTAGCATAGAAGATTCCTTTACCTTCATTACCAACAATGTCAATGGCTAAGCCTTTAAATAGGTTATCTATTTTTTTGATAGTGTCCGATTTGAGTTTGTCATCAGAGTCCAACCATCTGTAATATGTATCTCTGACAATACTCTGCTCCTTCCTTACAATAGGAATCCAAATTCTAAGGAAATAGTCTATTGTTGGAATATGTCTATCCAATACCATAACAATATCTCCTTTATTAGATATCATTTCTTTTTTGTGGGTAAGACACTCCTCAATATAGATATGAGCAAGTTCCTCCAGATGCATTATAAATTCATCGGAATATGCCATTGTTATTATAATTTATTGTTCGATTAATTACAGTATTTGATATAGAATGTATAAGGTACCACTTTAAGTTTAGCAAGTATCCAGATAACATGCTTATATTTTTTGAAGTCATACTTCTCAAAGTTATCTCTGCTCCCCATTCTCATATTTACAAGTCTTAGCATTCTTTCAGCACTTGTTCCAAGTTTTGTGAAATCAAATTCTGACTTTATGCTAAACTTCTCTTTTGCCTCTTCTTTAGTTAGCTTTCCACTTCTGACTTGAGCAGAAAGATATACAATTCTTTTATCAATATTAAACTTTTCAGGTAGAAGGAATGATCCAACAAACTCAGTATAGACATTCTCACAATGTTTTCCACCATAATCTTGCCAGTTGATTAGTCTTTTCATTTCAGCCTCCATTGTATCTCTATCAAATCCATAATGAAATGGTCTGACATTCTTGATACCTATCAAGGCATAGAATAATTGGTCCTTGAAAGTGAAAAGAGGATAGTTGTGAAGCTTCAGTCCTGTATACTTATTATAAACTGACTGAATATATTTAGCATCCATGTAGGTCCATCCTTTTGGGGTTGATCCTTCAGTTCTGAAGTCATGACCATTGAGAATGTATTTAATACCATATTTGTAGGCTGTGTCATACATTAGCTTAGTCATTGCTATGTCATTTGGAATATCAGCATCTGGAATACCGGCAGCAAGGAATGAATCATTCAATCTATCATACTCAGCTTTATTAACATTGTATGTTATTAAGTCTACATTAAGTTGTTTGACTAATTGAGTCATATTGTGAATAGCCTCTGGAGCATTCCAGTTATTATCAAAGTGTATAACAAGAGGCTTAAGATTCCAATATCTTACAGCTGTATACAGAAGAGTGCTGGAGTCAATCCCTCCAGATATTCCCATAATGCAGTCATAGGTCTTATTATTACCTTTGGCTCTTATCTCTTTGATGATATGCTTAAGCTCATGAGGATTAGCTTGTAGTTCAAGTTCATCATGTAGGTCACAGTACTCGCATTGTTTTTCTGTTATAACTGTTATTGACTCATCAAATAAACAGCGTGGACATTCTTTCATAGTTGATAAAGTTATGATATAAATTGCTAATATAGTAATTTTTTAAGTTCTGTAAAATCTTTCTCAAGTATACCAGGTGAACATCTTTCAGACCTAAGTATTCCATCCCAATGATCTTTAAATTTATGCTTGTTGTTCCATTTGTTTGTTGAGATTGAAAGTAGTTGCACTGATTTATCACATTCTAGTATTCCAATTTCTTGTTTAGTTTTTACTGCCTTCAGCCACATGGACCAATCAAGACCAGAATTAAGTCTTTGATCAAATGGAGTATAGTTAATTTTCTCAAGGAATTCTCTATTTAGAAATCTACCAATACCAATAGGCTCATTCTTTCTCATGTTGTCCTTGTATCCTTTCCAGTGTACTAATCTTATTGAATCAGATACATCAGCAAAGTGAGATCCAAGCATTCCAATCATTCCAAAATCTTTACTATGCTCTTTGCATCTTTCAATGTATTGGTCACTGCACCAGTCAGATGATCCCATGAAGATTACAGCATCAGGATTATAATTCTTTGAAGCTTGGAATCCTGTGTTCCATTTATTACCTAATGGATCATTATCAATGGATATGAATTCACAATCAAATTCTTTTGCAATTTCTTTTGCTTCATTCTCATGACCTAAAATAATAGGAGTCACACCTTGTTTAATAAGTCTTGAGATAGTTAACCTAAGCAAAGGAAATCTACCAAAAACAGGTATTGGAGCAGTTACTATCATTGTTTAATTCCTATAAAGTGAATTCTTGGAGTTAATTGTTCTTCTTTATTTAAAGAATTTACCAATCTTCCCATAGCATTTCTTATGTAAGAGTTACAGCATGTCTTAAGTTTTCCATGACCATTTGTTTCATGCCAGGTTGCTAATTCTTTTTTTAAAGGATTGCTTAAATGGAAGCTTTTTGTTTTTTTAAATCTTTCAGCTTGTGCTAATAGTTCTTCACTTAGATTCATAAAGTAAAATTAAATCAGATAATAAATAAGTAATAAATGCCAAGCCAATAAGATGCCATTCAATTATTGCTGAAGTAACTAATGCTATCCAGAATGACAAACAACTCTGACAATTGAATGGTTTAAAATCAAGGAGATTGAAGCTCAGGAATGCTCTCGCTAATCCTATTGGCATTGTTATTATAATCAGATAAATCATATTTGAATTGTTTAATTGCTAAATGTATGGTATCTAAACTGATACCTGTCAGTGTTCTTATTTCTCTATAGGTCATACCCATTAGATGCATCTTAGTAATTTCTTTAGTGAAAAGTTTCTGATCATCTGTAGGAGATTCATGTAAATATGTATCTAATAACTGCTGAGCTTCTGTGACATGATATTCATCTTCTGATTGAATATTGATATCTAGAAGCTCTTCGTGCAGTTTGTATTGTTTATTAAATGTTGAATCTCTCCACTTATATTGGTTGTAAGCATATCTAGCAAACACTCTTGGAAGATCCTCTTGTTTGATATTGAGTTCACAGACCAATAGATAGACGTGACTAACCAGGTCTCTTGATATTGGATTTCCTCCAGTAATCTTGTTTGCGATGATATAAGCTTCAGTTTTCCAGAAATGCACATGTAAAATTATTGATTTTTACCATACCAATTAAACCATTTGATATAGAAATCTTCAGAGACTTTATTATCATTAAGAAATCTAGACATTTGAGCATTAGTTACACCAATATCTTCAGCTACGTGAGTTTGTTTATATCTGTTATTGATTTTATAAACCGTCTCTTCTTGCATCCATTTCTTAAGATTATGGTCAAAGTCTCTAAGATAGATTGTGATTGTTCTTACCATATTTTGTAAAGATTATAAATGTAGTAGATAAAAGCTAATAAAAATACTATTATAATTCCCATGCTACCAAACATCATGTTAACACCATATAAAAAAACACTTACAAATATCACCCAGATTAAGCATATCAATGCCCAAATTCCGAGCATT